GAAGACACTAAACCTTCTAAAAGATCCACAATTAATTGTTTAACTGCAGTGGACTTGATGAATGCAAATAGAATTGGTTTAATTAGGATAATCATTCTGATTTAGTGGTAGTGGTTTCTTTTTTTTCTTTAGGTTGTGCTGCAGCTTTGGCTGCTTCACTCTGTGCTAAGTGCACTTTCTGAGCATTGGATAATGGGTTATTTTGTTTCCAGGGCATTGGTTTCACATTTAGGTTTAGGTTTATGCCAAGGCTTATACCACGGTTTAGGTGGTGTTTTGCAAGCAAGGACTTTAGCTTCTGCTTTTTTCCATGTGGAAATAGGAATTACATCAGAACATATATGATAGACCCTGGAACCAGGCATTAGCATAAAGCCCTTTTGTTGGAGCTTTGCACAATTATCTATACGTACAAGTTCGTAGTTTAATTCCATTTTTTGTATCTGTCGATCCGCTGCAGCCTTACAACGTTCAACAAGAGAACCATCTAGGGGGACCATGAAGTTAATCTGACCGCCCCAGTTCTCAGCTACAGTGTAGCTTTGCTGATCCATATGATCATCGTAAGGAGTGGTATGATTGCCCATATAGAATGGGCTAAAGGTCATAGTTGCGCCATTACAACTTATGTTTGGTCCATATACCTGACGCGAAGGGGCTCCATTATTTTGGAACTGGACGGCTTGATTTGTAACATTTCCAGTAGCTGCTGCCACCGGATTTGAAGTGTTGTTGGTTTCTCCCTCTTCAGCATGTGCTGGTACTCCTATTGTGAGAATACTGATAATGAGACC